ACCGTGCGAACTTCAGGCTCTCTGCCTGCGCACCCCGCCAGCAGCAAAACCAGCCCCATCAGAAATATCCTCATAGCCCCAACTCCTGATCAATGATCGCCGCCGCTGCCTGGGCGGGGTCACCGCCCGTTCTCTCCCGGAGCAATTGATTGGCGGCGGCGAAGTCAGGCTGCGCCTCCTGCGTTGCCTTGTTCCGGGCCAGGGTTGCTGCAAGCTCACGATCCTTTCCAGCCTGCACCAGCTCGCCGAGCTTCTTGCCCTGCTCGCCTGCCAGTTCTTCCAGATTGTCCCGGGCTGACTTTGTGGTGGCCAGGTCGTTGTTGGCCGCATCGAGTAGCGGCCTGTAATGCCCGGCGGTCAACCAAGCCCCAGCGGTGGCGCCCAAGACCAGCAGCAGGATCACCACCAGGCCAAGGCCCACCAACTTTTGCACCGGCGTCATGCCAGCACCCTTAGCGCCCGGGTGTACAGATCGCCGCGATCTGCCGCGCCAGTCTGCCCACCATTGATGCGCTGGGTGATTCCCTTGAGGTCACCGGCATCGGCCAAGGTGTTCAACCCATTGATCGCCCAGTACCAGGCCGCCGAAAGCGCCGCGTATTGCGGCTGCTCCAAACGCTCGGGGCTACCAATCAGGTCCAGGCCAAGGGCATCCCCGCACGCGGCGTAGTTACTCTTCCCTGTCACCTGGATCAGGCCGCGTCCCCGGTACTTCCAGCCATCACCTGGGGCTGCGTTACCCATGCGTTCGCCGTACGCGATATTGGCGATCTGCTCGGGCTTGCGGGCAGCAGCCGTGGCCCGAGGCAAGTCGAACCGGCCGGGCCATGTCTTCATCAGTCCTTCGGCGCTGTAGTTCAGATTTTCCACCAGGCGCGCCAGCTGTCCCGACTCATGCCCGATCTGGGCGATGAATGCGGCGCTGCGCAACCTGGTGACGATTCCGTACTTGGCCATGGCCGTATTCAGCACAGGAACAAAAACGCCGGCTTGGCGGCCGGCGTTCGGGAGTATCTGCAGCAACTGCTGCTCAGTAATCGGCATGGGTTTCTCCGGGCACAAAAACCGCTCAATGGCGGCGAGTTCTCAACTCGGCGTTGCTCAGGACGGCTCAACAGGCCAGGCGATGTCCCGCGGGAATGCGGGCTGATCTTGGATGCGGTTCAGCGCCACCTGGTATTGCTTCCACTTTTTCAGATTGGCGATGTCGGAGGCGGTTGCGTCATCCAGGTCCACGGCGGACTGCAGTGGAGCAATTCTTGTCGCCGACAGCACCAGGAGCCCGTCCCTTTTCGTTGTGGCAAAGAGGGAAAGCTGCTCCGGAGTAAGGGGATCCGGATCCTTAAGCATCGGATATCCGTCCGGGCCGCTTACGATTTCCTTTATTTCCGAAGCGATACCCGAAAAGATTTCGGCATACTTTTCTTCCGAAATCTCAACCAGTTCCGACTCGGGCGGCAGTGTGCACAGCGGATTCGGGACTTCGATCCATGGAGCTGAAACGCTCATATCCGGGATCTGCGTCTCCTCGGGCGGCACATCCTCAATCCCAGTATCTGCTGGGGTAAAAGCAATGGTAGGCCTAACCCAGCTAGGATCCGGGATCAATAATGTGCGAGCTCCATGGGCCTCTTCGCTGTAAAACCCAATATTTTTGGCGCGAAAGTATATTTTCATCTTTAGTTACCTCGAGCCTGCACTACTAGCGTTAATTGCGGGTCTTGGCCGGAGGCCCAGTTATCCAGTTTTACGGTACATCCGGAGGTGGTTGCGCCGATATAATTGGCAGTGGCGTTTGCCCTGAATGACGTGCTGGACTGCTTGAATCCACAGATAACATTGAGACATGCAGTAGGGAAAGAAATAGGCCACGCTACAGCTTTTGTTGGGTTGGATGGGATATCCCCGATCAAATATTCAACCCATTGAATGATCTCGCCGGTGTCAGTGTTTTTGCTCCACCCGGAGGTCGCCAGCTGAGCCGTGTTTTTCTTCGACAGGGCTACAGTAGTCCCGTTGGAGTGCGTCATGAACGGGGTGTCTGTCGTACTGTTGGCGAAGCCCGCATTTGCGACGTTTGTGGCGTTGATCTTGGATGCCGGGTTGAAGCTTACAGAGTCCCAGACCTGCCTCCACGGGTTGATGGTTCCGTTAATAGAGCCCTGCCAAAACATCCCGGCGTTATCGATGCTTGTCGCGATCTGGGTCCAGCTCAAGGCGCCGTTGTAGTTGCCGCGCAGGAGCATGCCGTTGGCGAACGGGGCACTAGCAGTCCCAGCCAAGGACCACAGGCCGCCAGCCAAAGCAGCGTTGGTGTCGGACGCTGTTGGAGTGTTCAGGGTGGACCCGATGCCGCCAGTATTTTTCAGCATGCCATCAGTAATTCCGTACCCGGAAAGGGTGGTCGGTTTTCCTGTGATATTACTGAAGCTAACACCGGCACTCGCAATAATGGATTTCATTGCATCGAAATATTGCGAACTACCTACCCTATCTACAGATCCGTTCGCCTGTACTACGGCAGCCGACAGAAGCGACTGAAAGAATCCCTCTTTATCATTAGCCCAGTCTTGCTCAAGGTATGAGCCATCTTTCGAAGTTGGAGTGGTTCTGTTTTTGAAAGAACCCTGTGGATATCCGTCCGATGGGTTATTGAAGCGGCTCGGATATCTCTCGTTTAGCTTAAGTGCCATTTTACGCCCCTATATATCCTGCAAATTCTTCGCTTTCATCACCAAATTCAGCATCAACATCACCAAATTCGACCATATCGAACCCTTCAAGGAATCCGTTAAATCTCACGGCTTGCGGCTTCGGAACCAAGCCTGCATTGAGCAGTGCGAAGCGCTCAAGGTTGGTTATCTGACCGTAGAACTCGATACTGAACGACATATCCTCGCCGTCAGTTACACGCAGCACATCGGCTTTCGGCAGAAGAAAATTCATTCCATCAAGAATGTTCTCTATCGAGGCGTCGCCATTGTTCTTAACAATCTTGGCCTTGATGACTAGCCGATATAGGTCGTCTGAGAGTTGGCCGTCTTGATCAATCGTTAGAGCACTGAACATAGCCTCGTCGTCGCCAAACTCATCGCCGTCTGTTAGATCAAACAGGCCAGGGTTCATCGGCATCGATCCTACAAAGCTCCGCGGCGCCACGACGATCCTACCGATGACACTCAACTGCTCTCCGACAGCTGTGTCGATGTCGTAGCTCTTGCGCACAGCCTCAGCTGCCGCCTCAATGCTCCCGCCAAGCTCCCTGGCGATTGCGTACCAGGCCACCGCCTTAGGCTTGTCGCGGTACTGGGCGTAAATTCGGTCTGGGATGTTCATCACGTGATCACTACGGTGATGTTGCTCTCCGTCCAGCGGGACATCTGGTTAAAGGCAATAGCAACGTTTGCTTGGGCGCCATTGAGCTGCAGCAGGGTCACGTAGCTATTGCCATAAGAGCCGATGACCTTGTTGATTGGGGTGAACATTGTGCTGAATGGGACCGTCTCGCCGATATCAAACCCGCTGATCTTGAAGCCCACATCCGCAGGGATCAGGTCGCCGGCGGCGTACTCCATCACCGCCTCTTTAATAAGCTGGTCTGCATTGGGCGGCAGCGTTCCGTCGTTTTTCACATTGATCACCATAATCATGTCGACGTATGCCGGCCGGCTTGCCTTGATAACCTTTTTGTTGGTTGGGTATTTTGGCGATGTCACTTCTACTTGAAACGGTGTCCCAGCCTGGTATAGCGATGCGCCTGGGTTTTTCTTCAGGTAGATCGCCATGGCCACATCGTCATCGGTTCCCCCGTCGATGATTGGCGCAATCGAGTGGCGTGGCAGCCCGTATGGGTTTCCTATCGACACCACGCTACTGTCTGTATCGTTCTCGTAGACCTTCACCCGGCGCACGCCATCAACCCCGAACAATTCCCCGATCATGGAGTCAATCTGGTTGTTGCCAGGTCGCCCTACTGCTGTAGCTCGAGTAACGCGCAGCTGTTCATCCTGCTGCCCTTGAGTACCTGGTGTTGCTGGCGCGGCATTTGTCACGCCAGCAAGGCCGGCAACCACGTCCACGATGCGGGTGATGGTGCCAGCGTCAGCCTGGGTAGGCCCGACGACTGTGCACGTCGCGTTGACAGTCGCCGACCCCAGCGAGTCCGCTGTAACAGTCTGGTCCGTGACCCATCGGCTGCCGGTGGTGATCGACTCAAATCGGTTTCCAGCCGGAATAACGGTACCTGGCGTGGCGATTAGCGTTAGCGGGGTGTTGGATCTCGAACCACCAGAGCGGATGGTGCCAGTCAGCGAGCAGACAATATCGAGATCGTTTCCCTTGGCCTTGTTCGGATCTTTAGAGTTGTAGGCCTGCTGCAGCGTCTCGTCGAGCGCATAGAAGATCTCGGAGTCGTGCGCCATTTTCAGGCCGTCAGGCGTCGACGGGTCTAGGTTCCATAGTGGATCGATGTCCAGATATAACTGCCGCTCCTGGGCGAACCAGTCATTTTGCGTCTGTAGCACGTAGCCGGTCGAAGTCAGGCTAGCCATTCAGTGTTACCTCTTCCAGACCGAACTCGGTGAGAATCCCAGCTGTTACGCTGTAGGTGCGGTTATTGATGTCAAAGTCAGCGGAGAAGCTGGTGAGCCGGATCACGCCGGGCGTGTTGGCGATGCGCGCCCTGAGTGCCGCCTCGGCGGTGGATAGGCTGGTGAACTTGCCCAGGATCTGCTCGTACCACGGCGTGCCATCGGTGATGTCCCGGAAGTACTCGCCCAGGAACAGGCGCAACCGGGTAAGCACGGTCTGGGCAACCTCGGACTGGCCGGTGATGAATTGCTGCCCGCGCGTCACGATGTCGCCCGTATCTTCGTCCAGCCTGCGTACGGTCATGGAACTGGAACTCCGCTTGTCCCGGAGCCCGGGGTTACACCGCCATGGCGGTGCGTGTTGAGGTTTGTGCCGGCGGCGGTGATGACGTTGCCGTCCGGCGTGATCTTCAGCCCGTTGATCAGGAAAGTGCCGTCGGCCTGCAACTGGAAGCTGCCGGCGCCGTTCTGCATCAGGGTTGTGCCATCGGCCAGCACGTTGAACCTGGCGACCCCGTTGTCCATGGATATGCTGTTGTCGCTCTTCAGCCAGACGAATTGGGTGCCGGCACGGTTGCGCATGCGCACGCCGTTGTTCTGGAATTCGGGCAAAACGTTGGGCTGAGACCTGAACCCCGGCAAGAACATGGCGTCCTGTATGTTGTGGAAGCGCCCAATCGGGTTGGATGCCACCCCGCCGCTCTGTACCCATCCATCAATACAGCGCTGCGAGAACAGGATGTCACCCTCGCAACCATCGTCTATCTGGTACTCGAGGCAGAAGTCACCACCAGGGAAGTAGACTGGCACTTCGATGATTGGCTTTAAGGTGAATTCCGCATCGTTGATGTCAACCCTGACAATCCCAACCTGCACTTGAGCCAGCTGAGTTTTGGGGTTGAACGCCAAAATATGACCGGGAACCGAGGTAAAAACCCCTTTCTGCAGCTCACGGAAAGAATCGCGGATCAGCTTCGCCTGTTTTGCGCGACCTTCTGACTCAAGCATTCCGGACCTCCATTTCTCACAGGCAATAAAAAACCCGCCGGAGCGGGTCTATTGAATATTTACGGTGGCTGGCGCTTATCTGATGTCACCGAAACCGTCAGTAAGGATTCCCTTATCGCCGTACTGGCGATTCACCAGGGTTCTAATCTTCGCCTCGACCTGGCGCAGGCTCGTCATCATTCCTTTTGTCGGACCATTGACCAGCGACTTGCAGCCACTGCGCGCCAGGCTAAGGTCATGCTCCCTGATATCGGCGATCATGGCGTTGTAGGTCTGCATGTTTTGGGATTTGAGGGCCAGAGATACAGCGCCGCCACCATAGGCTGGGTCATTTGCAACATTCACCACGCCGCTACCAGCCATGAGCGCGGTGTCGACATAGTTGTACATCTGGCGACCGTCGCACTGCGCCGCACTGTCGCCTGCAAAAGCTCCACAGGAGCCCGCTACGGCGACCAGCACAAAAGCGCCAAGCATGGCTGCGCTCTTCATTGGAGCATCCTTTAAATAGCCTTCTGATTACGGCGAAATGTAGCAGATCGAGCGCATGTATTTCGAGGGCCTGCGACTCACCTGACGAACTGCTGGCCGCGCATGTAAGAGGTGTTAACGGATGCAACGGCCTCGCCGCGGGTGATAACCCCGTTGCGGTTCACGTCCAGGCCGGAGTTAGCCGCGTACTCGCGCTGGTATGGGCCGCTATCCCGCTCCCACATCACGTAAGAATCCGGGCGCCCCACTGCCGCCGGCCAAAGGACAGCCAGGTAAGCGTCACCGAGGTTCCGGATACGCCCTGAGTAAGGCTTGTAGTACGCCTCCACGTAGTCGAGCTGGCGAACTGCGGTCATCCGTGCAAGCTGGGCGGTGGATGTGCCGACCGCGCGCGCGGTCGCCTCCAGGAACTGGATGAGACCCGTTGCGGTGCTGCCTGGGTTTCTCGCAGCAGGGCTAAACGTGTAGCCAGTCTCGAAGCCCATCACAGCCATGAGCCAGTTCGGGTCGAAGGACAGACGGTCGCATATCTCGCGCACCTTTACCCGGAACGCCTGGTCAACCCTGGCGCCCCAGATAAGCTTGCCGTTTTGCGGGGTTGCGGTCTCAGTCGCCGCAGGAGTGGTGCCAGCACGCAGCCCGTCGATTTCGGTTCGCCATAGGTCGCTATGCGAATCACCGGAATGCTTCATGGCGAAAATGTTGTACTCGCCGTTTGCGCTGGCGTCGCCGCTCAGCTCGGACACGAAAAGGTTGCCGGTATTGAAAGTGGCGAATTCGCTCTCTACGTTGATCTTGCCGTTGATGCGCAGCGCGGGGTTGAGCTGAACCGCCACGAACACGCCGAGGCCGTCAGGCCCGCGGGAGACCTCTGGGATGCCGATCATTCCGCTGAACTGATCTACCTTCACCATAGTTGTGGTGCGCGGCATATTCGGCTTCGTGACGACAATGCGCCCGCGGTCCTGCATCCATTCAAATTTGTAGGCGTATGCCAGATCGGTCATGGCTTGCGGGATATCGCCGTCCACCACCAGGCCAGAAGATAGCGGCTTAGCGTCGGCAAACAGAGCGTTGTCGATATCGATCGGCAGAGGCCATGCCGCGGCCAAGGCGCGGATCACCTCCTCCACCCTGGTGCCGATGCCGAATGACAGCTGGGCAGATGCTCGATCAACCGCCGGCTGACCTGATCGGCAGATCAGCCTGGTGATGATCTCAGGAGCGCCTGGCTCGCGCTCCCGCAGAGTGTTGGTCACAAATCCGGTGAAGATCGCGTCGACGTTGTCGTTGTAGCCAGCACGCAGCACGATGCTTGACCGTTGCGCGATCGCAGATCCCTTGTTCATGTTGTAGAGGCGGATGTCGGCGAACGACAGCGCGTCACCGGGGGAGATATCGATATTGAACTGAATGCGGAACTGCCGGCGCCCAGTCTGCGACTCGATGTACGGCTGGCCATTCACGTCAATCGACCAAACACGCTCTCTCATGTTTCCACCAATGGGGGTATCCAAACGAGGAAGTTATCGACGCCCAGGTTATCGAGGGTCACATCTTTGCCGGTGAAGACCATCTGCCCGATACCGGATCGGTAGCTCTGGATGATGTCGCTGCCAGGCTCAAGCATTGCACCGGCCACAATACGGCTGCCATCACGCAGCAGGTTCATTGACCAGGCCGGTACGTCCAGATAGGAGATGAAGTCAATCTCAAAGTCGATCAGGTTGTCACCGAGCTGTACGCCAAAACGCTGGTGAGCGTTGGCGGCACCGGCGCGCAGCGGGATGGTGTACATCAGACGACTCCGTCAAGGATTCCGTTTACCGACTTCGAAACGCTGTCGGATGCTTCTTTGGCAATGGCCTGCCCGCGGTTGATGGCTCGGGTCAGCGCCGACTTTGACGGGTCTCCGTCGCGCAGCTGGTCAGGCGTGCACTGGTAGTCCCGCTGTATGCGGTCGAGATCGATGATCTCCTGCATCTCCACGATGAACTCCAGGCCACCCTCGTTCCTTGGCTCCTTTGTTCGGGACAGGCGCGTGATAGCCATGTTCTTCAGCAGGATGTCACCGGCATCGATGTCGAACGGGTCGTACGACTTCATCAGCCAGATCAGGAAGTCCAGAGTGGTGCTGGCGCGCGTTTCGTCGCTACCAGCCAGCCAGCCAGCTGACAGGCCCGCTACCGTGGATACGATGGGGTTGTCGGTGAGGTTGGAAAGCGCACCGCCGAGGAAGTCCGTCAGCTGAACCTTGACCGGGTTGTTGCTGATTGCGCCGGTCATGGTCCACTTGAAGGGGTTCAGAATGCGATGGTCTGAAATCCTCACGCCCGACTCAATCGGGATAGAGGTGATCGTCACCGTCGCCTCGAATGTGTCCTCCAGCACCGCGTCGAACGAGTACCCGGCAATTGTCGGGGCTTTGCGCGTGAAGATGTTGATAATGCTCACGGCTATCGCTCCGTTGTGGTCTTCAGGTCACCCAGCGTTTCGTAGTTTTGGCGCTCGTTGACCTGGTTGATCTTGGTTTCCAGTGCTTGGCCGTCAAGCTCAAGCGTAATGCCGAGTTGGTTTTTCACGTTGATCGGCGTGCGGGCCAGCACACCCGCAAGCGCCTCAGCCGACGCCTGGCGATCCTCGTCTGGAGTGGTGACGCTGGCTGGCGGCATGCTGTCTGCGGGCGTTCTTTCACCATAAATTGAATCCAATTGAGGCTGGACCATTTGCGGAGGAAGGATTTGCTCGTAGGGATTTCCAGACTGATCAATAGGCGCCCCATCCCGGTGATCCAGGTATTCGATATCCTCCTGTGACCGCTGCACCTGGCCCGAATACACTTCGGACTTTGCCCTGTCGACGCCAAACAGTTTGTCGAACATCGGGTCAATGTAAGGCGTCATGAGGTCGGCAAGGCTGATTGCCATGCCGATCTGCCCTGCACCTTTCAGCGCGCCGCCAATACCGCTCAAGCCGATCTTGGATAGCCCGGCCCCGGCGACGGTAGTTGCAGCACCAATGCCGATACCAGCCGTTGCCTGCGGGTTTTCCGCCAGAGCATCGATGCCCTTGCTGATCTCCGGTCGGTACTCCTTGAGGAAGTTGTTCACCCCCTCAGTCGCGCCGATCAGGCTTGGCAGAAACTTCTCTGCCAGTTCGTTCTTGACACCTTCGATGATCAGGCCGAGCTGCGCCGAGTTGTCGGCAAGCTTTCTGCTGTTCTCGGTGAGCTGGTCGACACTGCCAGTCAGCGCATTGGCGCGCTTCATGGTCTCGTCGAGATTTTCAATGCCACCAGCAAGCGAGCGGAATACGCCATCAGACAGGCCAAGCGAGCTTTGAACCTGGGCACGCTGGCCCTCGTCCAGCTTGGGGATCATGTCCGCGATCGCGCGCATGAATTCCTCGCCAGTATTCGTCTGATACAACGAGCTGACATCAATGCCGGCGGTAGCCAGGTCATTGATCGGCCCAGCATCACCCTTCAGGCGCAGGTTGTTCTGGATCTCTTCGAAGTGCGCCAGGGTTTCTACCGCGTCTGCCGCATCCCCCCCCATAAGCTTGAGGGCGTTGCCGTAGTTGTACACGGCCGCCTGAGAGGTACGCAGGTTCTGCGTGGACATTGCAAGCTTGTCTACGCGGTTGGCCACACCAACGATAGCGCTGGCGCCAGCGCCGAAGGCCCCGACGAGGGCCGCCGAGATACCCAGGGCATTCGACTTGATCCCATTGAGGCTGGCGCCGATCTTCTTGTCGCCCGCCTCCAGCGCCTTCGTGTCATAGCCGATGCCGATCAGGAATGACTTCAGTACTTTGCTAGCCATTCTTCGCAGCCTCGTATTGATCCCACAGTTCGTCCATGGCCTGGTTAAATCGCTCGACGCTGGCTAGGGAGTGGGTTCCGTCTTCAAGTTGAGCCCATGTGCACAGCGGCGGGCACACACCAACAATCCCGACACAAGGGCGCATTAGGAACCAATTTACTGCGCTGCGCTTTGCGCGCCCTGCTGCCGAGCGCCTTTTTCGCCGCTTGGCAGCCAGTCGAAAAAATCGGAGAGGTTCCAGCGCAGCAGCTCGGCCAGCAACTGGTTGTAGTGCACCATCTTGCCGCCGAAGTCGGCCACGGTGACCGCGCGCTCGGTGCCGTTGATGAACACCCGCGTCATGAGGATCTGGACGACCTGGGCCTTTACGTCCTGGCGCATCGACATGAACATCGAACAGAGCACCTGGTCATCGACCTCAATGCCAGCCTGCGCCGCGGTGGCGAATCGCTCCAGCACGGCGCCGGACAGCAGGGACATCAGCCGGTCTTGATCGACTGCGCTGGCCATGGCGGCGTTGTACTGCACGCCGCCGATGGTGAATGGTTTCACGCTCATCTATCAGCCCCTTGTCGCTTCCCAGATATTGAATTGCATCGTGAACTGGTCGTCCGTGATGGTTGATCCGGCCCGACCGCGCTGGCCGTCGTTCACGATCACGCCTTCCGAGCCCAGTGCCGTTTCCAGCGTGCCGATCTGGGTGAAGGTCAGTGTGATGTTCGCGTTCGAATTCAGCAGGCCCTGCACGTATGCCGAGTCGGACGAGCCCGGGTTGAGGTAGACGTTCACTTCGCGGCCAGGGTTTTGGCGGTCGAGGCGGACGGCGTTCCCGCCCTGCCCCCGGCGCAACTGGCTACGAGGATCGATCGGTGCGTCCGTGTACGGGGTAGCGGTATCGCCCCAGTCCTGGATCTGCCGGCCATTGATGGTGACGACGGTCAGTTCGTTCGAGAAATTACTCAGGCTCATGGGTCACCTATCAATAAACGTCGAGGTCAACATCAACGATGTGGATTGCGCCGGCGCGGAACAGGCGAATGCGAAGTGGTGCGGACTTGCGGGCGTTACGGTCGGCATCCGACAAATCGAGGATGTCCTCGGGCTTGGTCAGGATCTCGAAACCGATGGTGTATTTCTCAAGCCCGTCGTCCGGGTCGATGTAGTTGCGCGGCCCTAGATAGCCGTTGTTGATGAACTGCTGCATTGTCGCCCGGGCGGCGCCGATCAGCACGGCCTGGCCGACCGGGGTCTGGGCAAGCTTGGTAGTCTGGTTGGCCACTGCGTTGTAGAGCGCGGTCGTCAGGTAGTTGACGCACGCGTCGAGGTTGACCACATCGTCAATGAACTCGCCATAGGTACTGTGCGTCAGGGTATTGAGCCAGCGACCGGAGTCGGTAGAGCCCTGGTTGTCGACCACCGTGTAGAAGACCGCCTTTTTCTTGTCGCTCTGCATGGCGGTGTAGGCTGTTCCGGACAGCGACTCACCGACAACGCCAGGCGATTTCTTGAACTCACCGGTAATGGTCGAACGGTCGGCGCTGTAGTTCACTGCCGCGTAGTGCTTGGCCAATGCCGATCCAGAATAAGCGTCGGTGGCGTGCGTCGGCGTGAACGCGTGACGGAAACCGGCCGAGGTCAGCTGGGTGGCGATGTCATCGGTATCCGCAGGGTCGCGAATCTCGGCGGCCGAGGCGCCGGTCTGGTTGTCGATGAACATGCTGGTGTTGTCTTCGCACCACTGGGCGATCGCCAGAGCATCCGCCTTGACGGCCAATACTGGCGCCGTCCACATGGTCCAGTACCACCAGAGCATGTTTCGGGCTTTGTTGAGCGTCGCGGCGCGGGTAGCGTCAGCCGTTGCTGCGCCCCAAACCTGAATCTGTCGCGTAGCCGGAGTGCCGCCAAGCCAACGCTGGGCCGCCTTGTAAGTTTCGGTGGTGTCGGCAAAGTCTTCAGACAGTGCGACCAGTGTGAAATACGTCCGGTACGTGTCCGGCGCGAAGCCCACCGGCAGCTCAAGCTGCGGAACGAACAGCATGGCGCTGGCAAAGTTCGCATTGCCCAGGCCGGCCGGGCTGATCCGGGCATTAATCCGGATGATGTTGGTAGCTGGATAGCTCACTGTGCTAGCTCCAATGGGTTATGTGGGGTCGACTTCCACGGTGAAGGTCTGAATGACCTGCGCTTTTTCGTTCTCGAGTGCCACGGTGGCGCTCAAAATGTTGTTGATGACCGGCAGGCTGCTGGTTTCGTACATCAGGCGGATGGTGATCTGTGCCCGCTGCTCGAAGTTGGCCGACTGCAGGCTGGTGAGGTTGTTGACGGCGTCGGTGCTGTTCCAGCCGATCTTGGCCTTGAAAAGCATCATGCTCACGTCGGGTCTCTTGTTGGCCTGCTTCAGGCGTTCGGCGTACATCAGGGCCTCGCCGCGGTAGAAGTTGACGCTGGCCGAGCACATGATCTGCGCTCGAACATCTACCTCTACGAGTTCCCCCGGTCTGTTGCGCGAAACGATGTTGGCCTGGCCGCGCTCGCTGACGGACTGCCGTGGCGTGATCGTTGCGTAGGCCCCTTGTGGTGCAGGCATGCTGCCAGGACCGATCTGATCGGCCAGTAGGCACTCAGGCACGCCGGTCGCCAGCATCACAATCGGGCGCAGCTTTGCGAATAGCTCTTGGTTGGTCATGCTGGGCCACCTGACTGATCGTCAATGCGCATGACAATGACCTTGCAGTAGTTCCGCCAGTAGCGGTTGTCGACCTTGACGGCCTTCCACTGCTGGCCCAGGAACGCCCAGGTACCGGTCTGATCGATCAGCTGCATGTCGCCTTGGTTGATGTAGATCCGGCGCGCGTCGGTGATCCGCTCGCCGCCCTGTCGCAGGAAATCGACTTCCCTATCGCTGGCGGGCTGGATGTTCACGATGTAAGGCGTGGTGCTCGGCGTGCCCGGCGTCCATATGCCGTCTACCCATGCGCCGCCAGTATCAACCGTGCGGGATGCCTCGACGCTCTCGAAGACGCCATCGATCTGGCCCTCCATATTCAGGCTCATTCGAGACCCTCCGATGCGGGACCAATGGAAACTTGGTGGGTGACCGACTGGCGCATAGCGCCGGTATCGATCAGCGGATTGCTGCTGCCCTTCTTGCGGATGGTCGACGCTGCGTTGGGTGGCGTCTTCAGATCGGTCATGTACACCTTCACCTTGCCCGCGGCCACCACACCGACTGCCTCGAGGATCTGGTCCATCGACTTGCCTGCCTCCATACCATCCTGGATGGTCAGCAGCACTTCTGGCGTCGCGCTCGCAACCCCCGGCTCAAGCCATGGCCTGGCCGGGATGTTGATGGTGTGCGCCTGGGTCACGCCCAGTTCCATGTATCCCTTTCCGGCCTTGAGGAAGCGAACCTCATCGCGGTCAGCTGCTGCTTTGCTGGCGTAGCCGTAGGAGGTTCCGCCTGGATGCTTGATGTCGGCGCCGAACTCGTTGATCGCGCCGAGGCTGGCCATGGTCAGGTCGCCCGACTCAACGTCTCCGGCTTCCTCATGGATGCCGACGGTGACGACCTTGTTCGACTTCAGCGCATTCAGCTCTTTCGCCAGCTCGTCCTGCAGTTCCTGAAAACCCTGGATGTCGAGAGTGATCATTTGCGGACGATCTCCAAGACGCGCTGCTGGCATGATTCAAGGCCGGCCGCCAAGGCGGTCGAGAACACCACAACAATGACCAGCAGCAGAATAAGATCGCCCGCTTTGCGCAATCTGGTGCGCGGCTTTTCGCCACGCGGTGCGTTGATACCCACCTAAACCGCCTTGGCACCCATCCCGGCGCGCTTCTTGAGCCTGTAGAACTGCTGGCCGTAGTTGGTGTAGGTCAGCCAGTCGGTGCCCGCGTCCATCATCTGGGGCACGCGGTAGGCGATCGATTCGTCACCGACCGACTTCTGGGCCACGTTGAGGCGGGCCTCAGAGTTGGGCGTGCCGCCGGCGCCGAGCGTGGCAAAGTTGGTTGCCAGCCAGTGGGCGGCGAAGTACTGCATGCCACGCCATTTGAAGTTGTCGCAGGTCAGTTCGAGGGCGCCCCACCGGCTTGAGCCGGTCTCGGTACCGGCCTCGCAAAGGGCCTCAACGATGTATTCGTCGGGCCACTTCACCGGGTCAGCAAACGCTTTGAACACAGGATTGCTGCGGAAAGCCGCAATCATCTCGGGAGTGATTAACATGGGCTCTCCAGCTATGAATGAGTGGGCGCCAGGCGCCCAGGTGTTACTTCTTGCTCTTTGCAGGCACTTGCTCTGCTTCGCCGTCTTCCAGCTCATCAGCGCCAACGCGGCGCAGGTCGCCGTTTTGCAGCAGGGCCTTCACGAAATCAATCTTGGCCACAGCGTCCGGCACTTCGACCGCCGGGTTCTCGCCAGGCAGAATCGGGTAGCTGGTTTCTTTGTCGTCCACCAGGTGGTTGATGGTGATCAGTCGTGCTGCATCGTTCTTCAGGAACATGTCGAATCCTCGCCCGGAGTCATTGGCCGCCGCCCCGGGCATAGCGGAGGCGGCCACGGATCGGCTGGTTAGAACTGGTCGCGGTACGCGCCAGAGAACGGGTAGCGGAATTCAACGCCGCTGATCTTGTACTCGCACGGCACGTTGACCTTCAGGTTCCACATCTGCGGAGCCAGGGAGCGCCAAGGGATCGGCACCTGCATGCCCAGGTTCTCGTCGTTCAACTCGTAAGCGACGATGCGGTCCTTGTTGCCGTTGGACACGCCGGCGGCGGCCAGCTGGGCAGCGGACAGTTGCAGGCGGCTGAAGATGTTGATCGGCCGACCGGTCAGCGCGGTGAACTGGTTGTTGGTGCGGAAGTACTCGAGGATCGTCTTGTCGGTGATGGTGCCCATACGCTTGTTCGAGATGAACGCGAAGCGGGCAGCATCCAAGATGATCGTATCTGGCAGGTGAACAGTCGACGAGTTGAGGTAGGTATCAACCAGGATCTTGTTCAGGTCGGCAACGATCTGGTCACCGGTGGTGGCAGCGTTGTACCAGTCCAGGGTGGAGTTCGACAGCGCCAGGTTGGGGTTGTTGAACAAGCCGGTCATGCCGCGAGCGGCGTCGCCGAAGTAGGCCACGCGCTGGGTGTGCTCCTGAGCGCCACGGAAGGCCAGCTTAGCCTTGGTGGTATCCAGTGGGATGCGCAGCTGTTGAGACTTGCGCAGCTCGTCCAGGCTATAGCTGTACTTGTTGCCGGCGTAGCCGATTGGCACGGTCGACTTGTTGGCGTTCAGCGTTACGTCGGGCAGGTCGTCAGCGCTGGCGCCGATGAATTTGCCGAGGGTCACGCCGTCGTAGCTGATGTAGTCCCACTGATCTACCCATTCAGGCAGAGAAGTATCGACCGGGATCAGCTCCATGTAGTTGATAGCGGCGTACTTGGCCTCGTAGATACGAGATTCCAGGCTCGCCAGCTGGCTGATGTAGAACGCCAGGCCGTCGTCGAGAGTCGGCAGACCGTCGTTGAAGGTCACTTGGTGAGCGTCGCGACCAATCTGGTACGCAATCGCTGCGTCGATGGCTACGACGATTTTCTTAAGCTGAGTCATGTCGATTAGCCCCCGACCTTCAGAGAAATTTTAGCCAGTGCGCCTGCGGCGGCGGTGCTGACCCATTTTGCGTCCGTGATCAGGACGGCCAGAGTAGCGGCGGCGCCGATCACGTTGGAGAACTGGCCCTGGTTGGCGCCGGTGCCGTCGCCGACCACCAGGTAGACCGGGTCATCCTTGGCGACTGCTACGCGGGCGGTCACCCAGATAGATGCCATGGTCTCGACGGTCATATCGCGCTTGGCGACAGCGCCGAACACGTCAGTAGTGGTGTAGGCCCGGTTCAGTTCGCGACGCACAACACCGACAAACTGGGCGGCAGTGGATGCGGCGACCGGCAGCTTGGCGCCGTCATCACCGTCGCTCACGACACCGAGACCGTAGGCGATGTTGACGGTGCCCTTGTTGAGCTTGGACACGCCGTTGGACACTTCACCGTCAGCGACCATGCCCGCATACGCGACGCCGTGGTTGATTGCGTTACCACCTTGAACTGGCATGGTTAGGCTCCTTTCTGTTTGTGGGCGCCAGACAAGCTTTTCTTGTGCGCCTGGTATGGGGTCGGTGCTGCGTCAGCGGTAACGGCCGGTGTTGCGCCGTCCTTGGCGAGCTGTACGAACTGGGCGAAGAGCGCGGCGGTGTCACCGGTGGGCGCCTTGACCTTTTTTTTGCCGCTGTCGTCCATGTCGTCGTCTTCGTCCTCATCCTTGTCGGACTCAGCGTCGAAGGCGGCCTCAACGTAGCCGGCGGACTTGTCCGACCAGTCACGCTTCGGCAGGGCCACGGCCAGGGCGGCGCGCTTGATCTCGATCACGTCGAGGCTGTCGCAGGTAAAGCCGTCGCCGGCGACCTTGCGGGCCAGGGCCTGTGTGTTGCCGATCAGGACGACGCGGGCATTGATTGACTCGTCGCTCGAAGCCTTGCGAGCTTCGGCCAGGTATTCGGCAGCCTTGTCAGCGGTCGCCTGGGCCTTATCAGCCTTGGTTTCCGCATCAGTGGCACGCTTCAGCAATCGGTCGAACGAGTCGGCGACCACTTGGGCGTTCGCAGGATCAGCAACATCAACGCTGCGCCCGCTATCGGTGGTGATAAGTACAGGCATTGTGTTGCCTCCTGGGTTGTGGTCGAAGACGCGAGCATTGCCGCCCGCTCTTGCTCTGGTAACCACCGCTTGGTGGTTGATGATGATGTTGCGCTGGGTGTACTCGCATTCCTGCCCGTCGATGACGAGGCCGGGGGTGTGGACGTATTCAGCGGTGTAGCCCGCAGAGAGCTCGCACTTGCCTGAGTTGATGTCATCGATGGTCTTCTGATCTTTGATGATCAGATCGCAGACGACGAACTCTCCGTCTCGACGCCCTGCGCCGCGCACTTCCCCGACAGCCACGGCCTTGTAGTTCTTGGCCGTCACCAGGTCTTTCGGATGGTCGTTTGTGACCGTCGCGCCGTCGTACGTGCTCAGTGAAGCGTCGTTGAACACCTCGTCCTCTGGCCTGTACACGCGGACAACCCGCATTGGGTCGCCATCGAGGCCAAGCTCTCGGGCCAGGTATTCCTGAATCCCGGTGCGGGCCACTCGGCCCGGAACCCTGAGGAACCCCTCGTCGGTGTACTCTCGCTGGGTGATGCGATACCCAGCCCGGTCGAAAACCGTGCACTTCATGTTGCGGCCTCGCGGAGTGGATGAATTAGCGGTGGACGCCCGGCGCTGTGCGGCCTGCGTCTTGGTTGGCCTTAACCTCGCGGGCGCTCACTGGGCGCGCGATGCATCGGCACTGATAGTCGGAGCCCGGCTTGATCGGAACGCCGTCAGAACTCAACGGCAGGTCGTCCCAGCGGTAGATCCCTTTGCCGTAGGCGGTGACCTTGTTGGCGATCTCCGAGTGGCGATGCCGGACACGGCTGTCGTCGGAGTCAATCCACTGGAAGTACTCAAAGCCGGCGCCCTTCTGCTGCTTCTCGGCCAGCTCACCGTTGATCTTCGATGTCTGGTCGCGGGCGATCATCTTGGCTCGGCGCTGAGTCACACCGAACTGCTCCTGCAACGCCTTCTCGATGAAGCCAGGCCGCATGCCGGAACGCATGTTCGCCATCACCAGCGTCTGTACCTCTTCCAGGTACTTGGCGGGGATGGATTTGATCAGCTGGGCGTTCTGCTGGGCCGAGGCCTTCAGGTAGTCCTGCAGCGCGGTGTTGCCGCTGTACACGTCGATCCCGGCAGACTTCTTCAGGTCGCGCTCCGACTTCTTGAGCGACGACTGGACGAACTCTCCGGCGATTCGTGCGCCGGCGGCCTGAACCGTCGGCGATGACCATCGGCTCACCAGTGTGGATATGGCGTTGAGGATCAGGTCAGACCAGGCATCAGTCGTGACCACCGCGTCCTGGGTGTACTCCGGCGCCAGCTGGCGAACCAGAGGCATGATCTCCTTGCTGATCGACGCCTTGACCTGCTTCACCAGCCGCTGCAGCTTAGCGTTGTACTGGATGCCGATCATGTCCATGGATTACTCCTCGCTGACATCGGCCTTCCAGTTCTGCTTGATCGGCTTGAACACCTCGGCCCCGAGCACGATCTGTCCACGGTATGGCTCGACCTTGCTCACATCCACATCGCCCGAGTTGTAGGTGATGGTTATGTGCGGCTGATATTCAGGGTAATCCCACGAAGCACCGATCTCCCGCAGCGACATGTGGCGCCACGACAAGTCAGAACTGTTGAACGCCAGAACGACGGCGCCCTCGCCGAACTGCTCAATCATGCGAGGGCCACCAGGGCGAACAGTCACACCGCCATCATCACGCGAGCTATACGCCTCCCCGGCCTTCATCCAATCAACAGGCGACTTGCTGAACGCCACGGTCACATGCAGATCATCTTCTGGCAGGGTCTGCGTGAAGCCTTGCGACTTGGCCCAGCTGATCAGCTCGTCAGCGTTCAGTACTGGCCTAAACACATAGAGCGGTGCTGGAGCGGCGTCAGATGATGGTTTCCTGTTGTCGCCAGTGTCGTCGTCATCCGGCGGATCGTTGAACATCGTCAGGTCCTCATCAGCCTCCAGCGCGGCGATCTTCTCGTCGTCGAACTGGTAGAGCTCTTCGGCCTGCAGGCGGCGCTGGATTTGGCTGGTGGTGACGACTCCGCCGTCCTTGTAGAGCAGGTCGGTTTCAGCCTTGGCTTTGTTGGCCGTGGCGATCTGCACTGCATCAGGCTGCTTGTACGGGTTCCAGACGTAGTTGAAGTCGTCCAGCCAGCGACCGGTCGCCGACCGCACCATCACTTCGTCGAGTTGGCGCAGGCCGGGGTCGATCTGCGTCAGTCGCTTCGATGAGAGGTGGTTGTAGTAGTTGGTGTCGTCACCCTGTCCATCGTTGCCCAGGCCCTTGGCAGACTCGCCGAACAGGCGCGTCACCGGGATACCAGCGGCACCAGCGATCCAGGTCATCAGCAGATCAAGCACCGGCGCCACCCCGGACAGGTCCAGGGTCTTGCGGTCGTAGGTCTCGTCACCATCAAGCAGCGCCAGGTTGATCGACGACTTCATCATGCTGAACAGGGCGTAACGCGCCGTGATGGCGTCGTCCTGATCGCTTGCCAGCTCATCCGAGAGGCCTTCGCGTTTGATGATGTCGACGTTCGCTTCCTGCATCAGCTCGGCGATGCCGTCCTTGCTGGCTACGATGTCCATTACGTCGTCGAGGCACTTGCGCAGCTCTGAGTCGCCCCAGCCCTGCGTCTGCGCGCGCTGGCGACGTGGCAACTTGGCACCAGCGAACCGCGCGAAGTGCGTCCAGTGGATCTGCTGGGCGCCGGCGGCGATCGTGTAGAACTCAGGCTGCAGGTAGTTCGCGGCAAGGATGTTGGTCTGGTTCAGGTCCATCGCCGTCATGTCGAAGCGGTCGATGACCAGCAGACGGTAGAGGTCGCCCTTCTTGATCTTCTCCGGCTTGAGCGGCTTTGTCAGGTCCTGGTTGGTCAGCATGAGGATGCCGGCGCCACCGTACAGCCGGGCCCAGCTGGTTGCCTCGCTGACCATGGCCGGCAGTTGCAGGCGGTCTTCCTCGGCGCGGATCACGTCCGCGTCGTCGCACTTGAGGGTGCGCCACTCGCGGGTCATGTCCTCGGCTGGGTAGTCCACGATCGCTCGGGCAAGCCAACTGGTTTGATACGCAGCATCCAACTGCTGGAAGTCGTTCAGGAACCCGTATTGGAACTGGTTGTGGGACCGCTTGGCCTTCTGCGTGCCCAGGCCGGACACGACATTCACCAGGCCATCACTTGACGACTTGATCTGCGCCTCGTACTTCTGAGCGGCCCGCACAAGGGCTTTGCCCAGCTTTTTGTCTGCTGGCACTAAGCCCTTCTTGCTCATGGGGTCACCGATTTGGTTATAAGAGGTCGCGGATTGGTCTCGAGTTAGCCACCAGGTGCGGACATGCGCCCATCACGAAGGCATCGGCCAAGTTGGGCGACGCAACGCTGCGCCGGGCCAGTTCATCCTTGGTCTCAACCATATCCAGCCCTCGCTTGCTGTAGCGCTTGCGTGGAGTGGAAAGCTCTAGCTTGAGTTGCTCGATCTTTCGCAGATCGCCGGAAATGCTGATCAGGTCGGACGCCTTGAACTTGTGCCCCTTGGTGACCGCGTTGAACGTGTTTCGCATGCGGTCGGCCACGTCCTGCCAGGCTTGGGCCTTCAGGTTCTCGAACTTGTCCTTGTTCTTGATCTTGGGCGCGTATTCCTTTTCAGGATTGACGATGGCGCCGGCGGCATTGAACTTGAAGTACCCGCCATGAATGCGTGCTGCCTTCAGGGTGGACCCCACATGAGCACCGTTGCCGATGCTGTCGTAGATCAGCCGGCCGCCTTTGACGTGAGACCAGGCCCGCATGGCTGACTCGTTCAGCTCGTCTTCACCGGCCTTCCAGTCATCCATGTCAAAGCAGATCGCACCGTCAAACAGCGCGCAGGCATTGCTGTCGTCACCGCTGTCCGCCACGTCATAACCAACAGCCTTGGCGCCGGACAAGCTCATACCCAGCTTCAGGTGCGCGTTGACGCACGCCTCCACCCAGGAGAACTTGATTACCGCCGCATCGTCGTTGGTGCGCGGCTGGCCCAGGTAGATGTGGTTGTACGACTCCTCGTCGGCCTCTTTCAGACGCTCAGCCTTGGAGCGCGCGGTATCGGACAGGAACGGGTTGTCGGCGTAGTTGATGTGCTTGATGACGCAGTCGTCGCCCAGCAGCTTTGGAAGCTTGGCCTGGACAAAGTCGGTCATCAGGTCCGGGTTCCACAGAATCCAGATCTCCGAACCCTGCTTACGGATTGTCGGGTCGATGACTTTCCACTGATCTTCGGTGAGACCTTCTCCCTCCTCGATCCAGCAGATGTCGACACCCTCTGTACCCTTGATGTCGCTCAGGTTGCGGGCAATGCCGTAGAACAGAAACTCAGAACCGGTTTTGCGGTGCTTGATCGACGAGACGCCGATATCAAACTCATCCGACCATCCGGCCTGATTGATCTTTTCCGTGATGACCGTATACACCGAGTCGGCGATGCGGTTCTGGAACTGGCGAATGCAGAGAAACTTCACCGTGTAGTTGCGAGCCAGGAAGGCAGCCATGCCGCCCGCATCTTGGGTCTTCGATGAGAACCGCCCACCCTTCAGAAGCTTGTACGGCTTCCTGATCCGCCAAAACTCACGAAGGCTCGGGTTAAGCTGGTACATCGCCGGCGTAGAAGTCGTCCAGAGACTTCCCTTTGGGGCTCATGCTGCCATCGCTGCTGGTGTGGTCGTGCTTCTGCGCCGACTCCCAGCCTTGCATTCTGGCGAGCTGCTGGATCGCGCTCAGGCGGTCGTACATCTCGATCTTCGGCCCGAACTTGGTCATGGTCACCGACTTGATGGTGGCCGCTGCCACTTCCGGAATCTCGACGCTGTCCTTCATCCGCCAAATGGTTTCGCTGACAGGGCCTTCAGGCCCGTCAATCTCGCGCTGATCGAACTCAAGGATATCGGTGATGGAAGTCTCTGCAATCAGGCTGAGGCGCTCGAGGGCGCGCTGACGAGTCATCACAGAGTCCGTGACCGCCGATTGGTTGAGCTCAGAAAGCCTTGCCGCGATCTTGCCGTTATCCAGAAGATCCTTTGCCTTCCGGTTAATCGTCGCCGCCTTCATGTCCTTGGCAGCGTATGCCTGCCTGTAAGCCTCGCTGGCGTTACCCGTCTTCAGGTAGGCCAGGCAGAAGGCCTCCTGCTTTGGGGTCAATGCCATGTCAGTTACTCTTCTTTGACTTGATGCTTGACGATCACGGAATCGAACTTGGCAAATACCGCGACTACCGATCCTTTAGAATCCAGGATGTGCAGAAATCCATGCATGTCGATATCCGAAGTGGCGCCAGTAACGAGATCAACCCGATTACCGTCATCGCTGGTGACTTCCAGTTGCACATCCGCATTAATTCGTTCGCCCATCTCAATTCTCCGCGCTACGTTTTCGAGTACGCCAAATCGTGGCGCGATTAATTCGTTGGTTCGTCCGGCTTGTCGTCAGTACGCAGTGCCGGCTGCTGGATCACTCGGAACACTGCAACCCCGATACCGAGGACCATGTTCACCGTGGCGAATATCAGCGGGTCTACTGCGCCCTGGAAGGCGGACCAGCCAGCGGCCGCCGCGTTGAGGGCAACACCGATGATTGCCAGTTGAACACTGGTCATGCGCCAGAACTTTCGCCATTCAGGGATTAAATTCATCAGGTGTCTTCGCTGCTGGGAGTTTCTCGAGCCTTTCGGCGTAGAGCTTCCATTCATCGCGACTCTTCAGGGCCTCTCGCAGTTGTCGAGCCAGTCGCTCTGACGGTGCGCAGTTCGAGGCAGTGAGGCCGGATACCGTGTAGGTGATCTGGGGTGGCGGAACATGCTTGGTCGTGCACCCGGCAATCAGGAACATCACGAACAGCACTATTCTCATTTTGGGCGTCCGTTCTTCACCAGGTCGCGCAGGCTTTCACCTACTTGGTTGATTTGGAACTCTTGGCGCTGGGAGTTGATCCGCAGGGAGTCGACGAACTTGTCTGTCGACTCCCTGGCTCGCTCCAACGATTCCACCCTCTGGCCGATTAGGGCCTGATTGGTCTGGTATGTTGCCAACTGCACCTGGAGCGAACCAAGCGAGCTAACCACGTACGTGAAGGCGCCCACCGCAGCGGCAGACAGAACCGCTTGCAGTATCGGCACGGCGACCTTGAACGCGGTGCTGTCTGCAATGCGCGACACTTCTGTCATAGGGGGCACCAGGAATAAAAGGGCCGGTGTGGTCGGCCAAACGCTGGGGAGCAGCGGCAAATTGAATAAGCCCCGGCAGCACTCCCAGTTCGGGGCAATGGGTGTGGCGGGGCCGAAAACGAAAAGGCCCCGATCAATGTCGAGGCCCTGAATAGGTGCGCGCGTCTTTCCGCGCTGTCTGCCGAAGGCGATCCAGGTGTCGACGCCCCAATGCATCGATCGCACCCTTCCTGTCTCGCGCCACTCCACAAGCATGTGAGGTCAGAGTGCGCGGGCTGCCGGTGTTGATTCCGTACGTCGCACTATCCGGCTATCGACGTCCAGGCCTTCCCGAGGACTGTCCTGGCTACAGGTGAAAATCAGGCAATAAAAACCCGGCGCGGCGGCCGGGTTTTCTTGGATCATCGAGTAAGTTGCCGAAGGCAAAACTCTAACAGTGGCGAAATCATGCCATGAGCCGCACGGGAACGCAATAGGCCCTCATGCGGCCTCGCGCATTTCATAAATCACCGCTGCTACGGGGCTCAGTGCGCGGCGGTCCAGATCCTCGCAGCACTCGAAGATCAGTTGCAGCACGCCCCCCCAATCCCGCTCCCAGTTGCACGACTCCAGGCGCACGCCATAGAACTGCCACATCCACGCCCGGAACTTCTCGGCATTGGCGAAGGGATCTTCGTTGGCCGACTGCCCGCCCTGGTGCATGTGCTGGTACCGACGCATCACGCCCTTTACGACGAACTCCAATTTCTCGCACTTGGCCGCCGTCATGCGCGGCGACTTGCCAACCACCATCAGGAACACCACCTCTTCCGCAGCCTCGCGAATGTCGTCGCACTGATCAGCGGCGTACATGAAATCACCGAAGACGCGGATCTGCGGGTGCAGCCGGGCGATTGCCGATTGGATATGCCCAGCCAGGGCGCCGTGCACCGCGTGGTTTGCCGTGGGGCCCCGCTCGGTGTTCTGCACCACCACGCCCAGCTGGACAACGTCAGAGGTCTGGCCGGGGGCCGGGTTGTACTTGCAGTCATGCCACGCTTGGCGCGCTGAGTTGATCTTCATGCTGCCTCTCCCCTCTTCAGCTCTTTGGACATTGCCCGGTATTTGGCCTTGATGGCCTTAATTTCATCCACGGTGTACTTGCAGGCCGGGTGAAGCCCCTCCAGCCAGGCCACCTTCTCGGCGCCGATGCGATGCACCAGGCGGATGCGGTACTCCACGGCATTTCCGGAAAGGTTGCGGTTGCACTTCACGCACTGGCGGTGGATGTTCAGCGGCTCGAAGCGCAACTCCGGGCAGGCCCCCACGGAACGATAATGGCCAGCGTCCCACCGGCTGCCGGTCATGAGGTCATTGTCGTTCGGCGTCGAGTCGCAGCTGATACACGGAAGGTGAGCGTCACGCAGGCGCACGTACTCGTTCACCGCCGCCTGGGCTTCGCGCAAGTGATCCGCCCTGGTCTTCAGCTTCTCCTTGCGTACCTTGATCTCCCGGCGCTCGCGCTGTGCGAACGACTTTCGCTGCTTATCCTGTCGCTGGCGGATGATCGCCACTGCACAGTCTGGCGAGCACCAGGTTTGAAACGGCTTCGCTGGGACGAATGAGGCCCTGCACGTAGCAACGCGGCACTTCTTCGGCTTGGCCGGCTTCCGTTCGATGGTCATACAGCCTCCTTGGCTTTCTGCTTCTCGTGAGTGAAATCGCCACGCAGGGGCATCAGGTTCTTCTCGTGCTTGATTGCCCACTCACCGCGGAAGCGGCACATCCAGCCACCGATCCCCGCCAAAGGCCTGAATTGATATTTCTTGCCAGACGTTGGGGAAACCACTACCTCGTTTGGCATGACGAAGTGCATCAGCTCCGCTGTCTCGCCCATGTAGCCACCAGAGATCACCAGCGCCAGGTCGCCCGGCTTGAAGTTATGGCTCATGCGGCCTCCTGGCTAAGCAGGTCAGAGAAGTACACGCCCTGCGGTGCAAAGCGCGCGACGATGCGGTCGGTGTAAGCGATGCCCTGGGCGCGATTGAACAGACTGGTCACCGGGAACCCGTCGGGGCCAAACAGGTGGCACTCGCCCATCATGTCCAGCTTGGTTTCGTACGGGAGGTGACGCATCACCCGGTACCACTCGGCCTGAAACCCTGAATCCTCGTTCAGCAGGATCTGCACGCCGATGTGCAGCTTGCAGTACCGACGCGCGTCGGCCGCATCACCGATCTGGGTCATCTCAGCGATACGCTTGTACATCGCGAACCACAGTCGGTTCTGGTCGAGCGTGCGGTCCTTGCCCGGGCGAAGGGACACCACCACGAAGTGCTTGTCCTCGAACATCTTGGACATGCGGGTGATGGCCTCGGTGAGCATTGAGCGGCAGTTGACGCTGATCTTGTCGGTCATGACTGCACCCCTGTCTTCTTGCTGACCTTCCCTTCCGCCTCAAGCTGGCGCATGGCCGCGCGCAGCGTCTTCAGGTCATAAATACGGATCAGCGCACGAAGGCTCTTGTTGGCGACCGCAGCAAGCGCGCAACCGCCAACGAAGAGCATCGACGTGATCAGCAGCACGGCGCCAACGATCATTGAGCCGTAGCCCAGCCACAAAGCGATGGAGTCGATTGTCATGACTGCCCTCCCTTGCCCATGGCGGCGTCGATGCGCTGAAGCACCGCCAATGTGTGCCCACGAAACCCAACGGATGCCTTCAGCTCACGGAGCTCATCAGCAGCCTCCTGAAGCACGCTTCGCAGCGCCTCGTTCTCGGCCTTGAGCTGGTCCATCAGGCTGAAGTCGGGCTTTTGGCCGAGTGGAGGCTTCCACAGCTCTCCGCCATTGTCCCTGTAGCCAAGGCGCTCAAGAGTTTTGGCTGCCGACCGCAGGCGCGCGCTCTCGGCGATCAGGGCCAGGACCGCTTCCGGGTCAACCTCTTCGTGGAACTGCTGGAGCGCACGCATCTCCTCGTCTTCGTCGGCAAACTTGATTGTGTCCTGGGCGGCGTATGCGGCAGCCTTCTGGAGGTCCGTGTAGTCGCTCATGTCCGTTGCTCCGTGGGTTTCTTGCCGAATTTCGCCATCAGCAGCTCACGGGCTGACTTGCCGTCGGCCGGTATGCCTTGCTGGAGGATTCGCGCCTGGGTCTGCTGGTCGGCCAGCTCGTTGGCCAGCTCGAATTCTGTCTTCTGGCTGTCGTGGCCGATGCCAGTGAGGATCTTCCCGTCCAGCGGCTGGCCTTCCTGGGCGCGGCGGATCACCACGGCGTAGTTGTGGTCGAAGCGCTGGCGCAGGCCCTTGTCTTCCTGCTTGGCTGAGCGCAGGTCGAACAGGCCCGTGGCAATAGCCGCGACCTTCACGCCTTCGTGGCTGTAGACGCCCATCAATGCCTCTACCCATGCGTCAGCGCTCGCTGGCAAGCCGAACGACTCCGGTCCAGGCGTGCACCAGCCTATGAACTGGCCGACGCTTGGCGCGAACGGTGAGCCGCTTTTCCGGCACTGCTCGATTCCATAACGGATCTGCTCCAGCGTGCGGATGCCGGCGGCCATGAAGCCCATGGTCCAGTTGCGCATCGCGGCGGCCTTGGCCTTGTCGTCTGGCCATGCCTGCTTGTGAGCCGGGAAGATGGCCTGCAGCTGGCGGAACAGGCGCTCAACCACTTCACCGGTGGCGTCATCCACGACGCCCAGCTGGGTGCCTGACTGGGCCGGGGCCTGATAAGGGGCGGCGGTGCCCAGCGCACGCGCCGCACCGGGGATCATCTGAGTGACTGTTTTCATAGGTCATCACTCGTGTCGGTGCGCCACGACTGGTCGTAGAAGTCCGGACCGTTGCCGACAGTCCTGCCACCGGCCACGACCTTCTCCGGGAACAGGCCGGTCCAGCCGTTGCTGATGGACTGGTTGATCACGGCGTCAGGATCTGGATGGCCGGCCAGGTTCTTGCCTTGCTTGGCGCAGGTGGTAGCGGTCAGGGGCTTCTTGATTTCACGGCGGTGCTGACACCAATCAGCCCATGTCGATTCACTGACATTTGAAGGTCGAGCAGTAAGAGGATCGAACTTAGAAGCCTTGCGCGAAGCGGTCGGAGAAGCCTTGGCTGAGCCGCCCTTTTCACCCTCAGTTGTACTGTTGCTCTTTGTATTACTCTCCTGCGCCTTTTCCGAATAGGGGTCGCCGCCTTTTCCGAATAGGGTCGAAGCGTTTTCCGAATAGGTATTCGACTTTCCGAATAGGTCAGTAAGGCGAACACGGCGCTCTACAACTTGGCGACCATCGCGGATTAGTTCGACCCGCAATAGTCCCTTGCTGGTGAGTGAGCTGATGATTTCCGATACGCGAGAATTCGACAACCCAAAGAACCGGCCGAAGTGGTTGTTGCTGGCGTAGCAGCCCCGCACAGGGTCTTGCAGACTGCCGATCTCGACCATCATCACCTTCTCAGTGATCGACAGTGATCGGTCCAACCAGACCTCGGCAGGAATCCACACGCCTTTGAATTGGCGCGGCACGTCGTTCACGCGGCACCGCCCAAGATCGCCTTGTCTCGACCGGACCACAGCGCCTGAAGCTTGGTGAAGCCCTTGCCGGTGACCTTGCAGGTGAACTTCGTCTTGCGCTCACCGGTTTCAGGGCAGTTGTAGGAATGCGGCTCAGCCACCAGATGCCCCGATTCGACCCGGCCCTGATATGGCGTGTTGTGACGGTCAACCCAGCGCTGCTGGCGCATGAACGCAAACAGACGGTTTTGTCCTGTGCCGATGGACTGGGCCACCTCCCGGACGGAATGGATGCTGGTAGATGTAATGACGGCGTTGAAGAAATCGACCTTCGGCGCATCAGCAACCAACTTCTGCTCCAGCAGGTGGTTCTCCTGCGTGAGTTCGGTGTTGTCAGCCTCCAAGTGCACGACCTTACGGACGTTATCGGTCAGCAGAGCCAGCAGAACTTTGGGGTCGTTCAGGTTGGCAACATCGAAGGAGGGCTTCGCGTTGGACTCTTCAAGATCCTGCCAGCGGTCGATAACTCGCGCGCGGTGCTCGTCGCTGTAACCAGCCACAACCAAATGCGTGTCACGCTCGGTCAGGTCGTAGACATCGATGGGGCGTCCGCCGGTGGCTTCACGACGAGTTTTACGACCTGATCGTAAAAGCCCTTTGGCAAAAAGACGCGCGATAGTGGTGATGACATCGTTGTGCCTGGCCTCGACCAGATCGGCGATTTCTCTGGATGACATTGTCCGCGCCACGTTTTGCGATTGCTGAAAACGTGGCGCGGGATTATTCAGGGCCTGTACATCAGTGTTCGACGTATGCATAATCAGCTCCATGTTGAAACGTTATTTGCAAGCGATGTAAAAAGAGCCGGGATTGCGCCCCGGCTTTTTTGTGCCTGCGATTTGGGTTTATTGGTTGAGGTCTTCATCAGTCCCTCCTTTTTCAGGCCCTAATACGGCCTTCGGCGGGTCACGCCTTGTTGTTGGTAGATGCCGGATCTTTCCGGCCCCTCTTGGCCTGGTCTTCTCGAAAAAGCGTTCTGCTCCAAGCTTTGCGGCGTACTCGTCGGGCGTCATGCCCTCCGCTTTTGCCAACCGTTCAAGCTTTTCGTAGAGGCGCCCATCGATCCCGTGGCAGATCGTGGTTTCAGGCACGTAAGCCTCCTTCAGGGCCTTCAGGCCTGCATGTGTTTACCGGTAGCATTCGGTTCAACGATGCTTTCCAACTTCTCCTCGACGCACATCCGAACGAACACGGCAAGCTGCAACTTGTGCAGTCGGGCCACAGCCTTTAACGCCTCATAGGTTTCATCGTCATATCGGGACTTGATCTCCCGGTCTTTCAGGTGGCGCGTGTCGTCGTATGCCATTGGTGAGGCTCCTTGGGTGTTCGAAGTGGTTATGCAGCTGATTTTTGGGATGGGAACGGACGCTGCTCTTGGGCCGACAAGCTGCCGTCCTCTTCGAGGGTCACGAAAACATCGCGGCCTACACGGATCGCTTTACTCAATGCGCCCTGGGTACAACCAAGCATCTGGGCGGCTTTGGTATGGCCGTGCTCTTTGGCAAATTCGGTGAGTGTGATTCGGCGCATTGCGGCGTCCTCTACGTAGATTTCACCACAAGTATGACCGCCGGTATTGTTGATAGTCAATACCGGCGATATTGGTTAAGTAAATACCGTAGGTAATACCATCAGCAGATGAAAAAAGACTCGCGACGGCTTCCGTTATCCGAATGGCAGCTGCAAGACAGTGCCCGCCTTAAATCCCTGTTCCAGGCTAAACGCGGAGAGCTCAACCTCACCCAAGAAAAACTTGCCGCTGACTTGGGGGATGGCGTTACCCAAGGCGCCGTCAGCCACTTCATGAACGGTCGCACCGCCCTGAGCGTGAATGCGGCAGTTGTATTTGCGAGAGCGCTCGGGGTGCCAGTTTCGGAAATTAGTCCGACGCTTGCTGCTCAGATAGAAAAAATGTCTCAGGCGCTCCCTGGGAAGGTCGTGCAGCAGCCAACTGATGGACGCATCCCGGCGCGTAGCTTTGATTTAATGGATGAGCCCGGCTACACAGGTGTAATGCAACTTACAGCGCGCGGCTCAACCGGCGACGGTGATGACAACCCGCACGTAGAGATACGCGGCGTCATGGCATTTAAGTCCTCATGGCTGCGTGCTAACAACCTCAACCAGAAGCACCTGGACGTGATCTATGCCAGCGGCAACAGCATGGAACCGACCATCAACGACGGCGACGTGCTGCTGGTAGATGAGTCAAAGATCGAGCCGAAGGACGGCCAGATATTTGCCATGCAGAGCGAGTCCAAGGGCACGATCGTGAAGCGCCTTGTGAAGTCTGATTTCGAAGGTTGGATCATCCGCAGCGACAACCCAGATAAGGCTCGCTATGGCGATGAGACGCTACGTGATGGGGAGATAAACGAGGTTCGCATCATTGGGCGCGTTGTTTGGCGCGGCGGCATGCTATAGCTGTGTTACGCACGTTTCTACGCACAGCTAATTGCTTTCGCCCTACTCTGCCTTTCGAATGTCCACTCCTGACACATAGTCTGCGGCGCGGCCCTCAGCCATTTCTTCGCAGTTGATGGTCCCGCCGAGCTTCCTGGCTGTCTCCCAGCCATTCATGTACAGGTTGTTGACGGCGATGCCCTTGATGCCTTTAAAGGTCTTCACGGCTTCGCCCACTCTCAACCAGCCACGAAAATCTCCCGCGTTCATGCCGGCCTTGAAATCCGTACAGCCTGACACCCATATGAACTTGGCATCCTCGTTGGCAGCCTGCTGCGAATACCCGAGCGCCAGGCTCGGCACGCTAAGCAGCGACAAAAACCCTACCAAGACAATCCTTCTCATTATTCTCTCCACACGCTGATTGAGCCGATTGTAGCAGTCCTTCGACTACAGCTATGGCCGCCGCCGAGCAGGCTTTTTTACGCCCAATGAAAAATACATGACCGGCGGTATTGACCCGATAGAATACCGGCGGTATTGTTCACCCATCGCAGCGACTTACGAGGGACTGCGAAGGGCCTCCGCCCGCCGCTCTTTAAAAACCTGAAGACGTAGACCCAGGCGCCGAGTGAATCCGGCCATTGAGTTCTGGGAACAGTACGCATCACGGCTTGCTTCCGTGTCCGGTAATTCGGCGCGCAAGGTTAGCTGAGCAAAACCACAGATTTCCTCGATGACCTTGGAGACAGGGTCATCACCAAAGCCTTTTCGCAGAAGGTTTTGGTGATACGGAGGGAGAGTAATGGGAAGAGGTTTAGTTCTCGGCGTTGGAATCAATGATTCGCCTAGCCATCACGGATGTCAGCTCTACAGTCGATGGAAAGGAGTTCTAAGGCGCTGCCACAGCAAAAACGGAGATGTACCTGACTCATACAAAGGCTGCCGCGTGGTAGACGAGTGGCTTAGGTTCAGCGCCTTTCGGGCCTGGATGGTTGAGCAGCCTTGGCAGGGCAACCATTTAGATAAAGACATTCTCCGGCCATGGGAAAAGCTCTACTGCCCAGAAACGTCTGTGTTTGTTCCGCAGTACATCAACACGCTGATGAGCGAAAAGCCTTCAAGCCTCACAGGCCTACCTATCGGGGTGGTCAGAACGCTTAGAGGCCGACCTTACATGGCAATGATTCGCGTGCTGGGTGCTGAAAAGGTAGGACTTGGAGTATTCGACACTGCTGAAGAAGCCCATCAAGCATGGGCTCATGCCAAAGCAGCCGCAATTAATCAGGCCGTCGATTTGTACCGCCTTACTGATCGTTTCGATTCGCGTATTTGTGATGCGCTTTTAGGTAGCGCTGCAAAACTGCAATCAACATAGAAAATCAACCAAGGAGAAGCAAATGAACTTCTACAAAATCGTGTTCGCGGACGGGTCAGAAGTCCAAGAGTTCGGCGATAGCGAAGCCGATCTGCGCGAGTTCGTGGCGAGGTGCTACTGCACACGGACGATCAGCCAGATAGTGCTTTTGCCGTACTGAACCATCCTCCTGCGCATTCACAGAGTGCGCAGCGGGATGCGGATGACCACTACACGCGGCGCAATGCCGTCCCCTGCATCACACCTATAACGACCTACCCCGATCCGTAGCCAGTAGCTGGACCGGGTGCACAGATGGCGACCTGCTGTTTCAGGCCTGCCATCTGGTTTCACAAATGCCTCTAGCCCCCCCTGGAGGTATTTGGAAGCCCTACCAATTTGAGCAAGACGACATGGCTAACCGAGGACAACTAACCGTCCAGATCAAAGCAAAGGCCCTTGAGTTGCTTGGCAAGGAGATTTGCCAGCGCGAACTGCGGCTGATGCCCTACGCGCAACATTGCTTGGTCAACGGAAACAACATTGAGCCAAACAAGATCAACTCCGAAGAACGAGCAATCCTCAGTGACTGGCGTGCCCGCGGCTGGATCAGTGGTGGCGCCAGCGACTTCGAGGCAACCAAAGAATTCTGGAATGTGATGAGCGATCTCATTTGGCTTGGCTACGTCACTCACGACGAGCAGCCGGACGATTAACCCTCTCCTTGCACGTCAGCCAGACGAAAATTGGCCCGATCCTTTCCTTGGGGAGACTCGTATAGGGAGAGGCTGCATCGGAAATCACCTTGAATCGTCCTGATCAAATGTCGTTACAGGCAGGTTGATCCCCGATGCGGATGCACGCCCAGGCTGATGGGCAGGTTTGAAAACTAACAGTTCCGAGAGTGATCGCTGACCGGCTAAGTACTATTTTATGCCCTCGTGGTACCGGCTCGTAATAACTGGCATTGCGGTAGCCGAAAGGCGCTGACCGCGGCATGACTCTCAACCCGGAGATCAGCACCGGGCATCTGCATCACCCACCCCAACTGGAGATCACCATGCTCCTACTGTTCCTGATCGGCGCAGCGCTCAGCCATGCGCGGCCAGAACCGCCACCTGATGACGGCCTGCCAACCGATCCATTGCGCTTCCATCGTGAGCGCTGGCGTTCTAGACCGGGCCCCTCGGCGTTCTGGCGCTGACGGTCCCGCCCAAAAACCTGACAACTACTGCATCCGAAAGCCCGGACGTCCAACCGGGCTTTCTTTATCGCGCCTCTACCCGTCAGCACTCCTCCCCCGCGCCCATCGGCAACTAGCGGGAGGCATGAGTGTTGAACGAATACAGGTGAACCAACGAATGGAGAGAGTCATGGAATCGAAGATCGATCCAGATCCACTGAAAGCGCTTTCTTCTGCTGTCGACAACGCAGAACAACGGGTGTTCGAAGACTGGCTGCAACGAACGTCGCCCAGCGGTGACTGCGACTCGGTTCACTCGCAGTGGCTTGAGAGCAGCGACTTTGAAGATTTCTGCACCGAGCGGGCTGAGCAGATTTTAGAAATATCGGCCCGTTCCGCCTAACCCCAAACACTGGAGGTCGCCATGAGCGATTGGAAACCAATTGACGAACTGCCGCCGCAATCTGGCGACTATCTGGTGCTGCTAGGTGACGGGCAAATGGCTGTCGCTTACTTCGATGCCTGGAAGACGTGGGTTTGTAGCGGCGTTCATGCGACATACGACGGCTGCGGTGGCGTTGCGTTTGATGCAACCCCTATTCAGTGGCAGCCATTACCGCCGCCATCCACCGAGTAACCCGCCATGAAACGCACCCCAAGACAACCCCGCAAGCCCCGCCCCGATTTACACGACTGCGCCAAAGGTCAGATGCACGACCCGGTAGCGAGAAAGGTCGTGAGGACTATGCCGGGCGGCTACATCGCATAACCCACGCCATTCTGGAGGCAAACATGAACGCAGCATTGATTGCTCAGTTGAACTACGAAAACCGTCAGCCGCCTCCAGTGAGCGAGTCGGCGGTGGAGATTGCGCGCAGGGAGTGGCTGTACAACGCGACGGAGCAGCTGGTTCGGTTCCGTATGGACGTCAAGTTCCAACGCCGGATGTGCCAGCCGCTGGGCGTGAGGGTGTCCCAGTTCGCCCTGGCAGTAGATGAACACGTGAACAACCGGCTGGCGAACTGCGAGGTCTCCTCCCCAGCCTTGGGCTGGCTTCTGGTCACCACTGACGACAAGCCCGACAAGAGCGCCGTAGCAGAACTACTCGGCCCAAGCGATCACCCCTTCGGCAAGCTTGGCGAGATTGCAGAGGCCCTGCTGCGCCCACTTGTCGATGACGCGCTAATCGCCCAGGCCGAGGATGACGAACTGTGATCGCCCCCTTCTGGTGTAACGGCTTGATCCTGTGGTTCATCGTGCCATATAGCGGGCATATGGAATGCTTTCGGGCATACGAAGACGGGTACTGCTGCCCAATCAAGTTTGAGGTGTTGTGATGACCATCATCGCCGGATCATTTGAAGGAATCGTGGAAGCCTTGAGAAATCGAGGCTTCTTGCTTTTGGGCGAAGTGAAATGGATCGAGCAGCCTTGCAAGTGTGCGGGCCGCTGGACTTGCAAGGTGGCGATGTGAGCGAGTTCGTAGAAGTGAAGACGCAAGACCTGTCGGGCGCGGCGCTGGACTGGGCTGTTGGGTATGCGGTGCGCTGGCATGACCGTGATAGTCGGGAAGCCTGGGCGCATGACTGGCTTCGTTGCTATTGCCCGTCAACCGACTGGAGCGATGGTGGTCCGCTTATCGAGAAGTACAAGCTCGACATCGGCGCGCCAATGGAAAACCAGAATGGCCCATGGAATGCAGCCACTGAGTGGGGTCACCCCATGGGATACAGGGGCGACACACCTCTGATCGCCGCTTGCCGCGCCATCGTCACCTCGGCCCTTGGCGACACCGTTAGCGTGCCACAGGAGCTGACACTGTGACCAGTTACCAAAGAGCCAAGCGCTACTGCTTCTGGCGCGGGTCTGCCATAGCACTCGCATTCTTTACGACCTGGATGCTGCTCAGCGCATACGCCGGGCAACTTACTCAATAAGGATCTAATTATGTTTCTCGATCCTCGGGCGAACGCCCCCGAGCGCATTGCTGCGCCGGCACCGCTGCCTCACATCAGCCGCCGCGCACTCAAACGCGTGAAGAACCCTATCCCTGCTCCGACCGCTTGCCGCTACTGCGGCGATGAAGTCCACCTGGTGTGCAACTCTGAAATCTACAACGGCCGTAGTTATGGCGACTGGCCGTTTGCCTACCTCTGCCAAGGCTGCCGAGCCTATGTAGGGCTGCACCCAGACACGGATATCCCGCTTGGCACGCTTGCCGACGACAAGCTGCGCGCCGTGCGGAACCGAAGCAAGGCCGCGTTTCACGACTACATGAAGAAGTCAGGCATGAGCAGAACGCTCGCCTACCAGTGGCTGGCCGGCCAGATGCGCATCGATATCGGGAAATGTCACTTCGGCTGGTTCGACCACGCCGAATGTATTGCCGCCGAGCAAGCCGTACAGCTCTCGGCGCCGAAAACAGCCATGGCCCAGGCGTTCGCTAAAGCCCAATAACCCCCTTCACAGCGCCCCTCTCCGGTGGCGCGGAGAGCAATCATGTCCGAACAGAACATGCAGATCTGGAGCAAGGTCGACAAGACCGACACCAGGTTCACCAAGAAAGCCAAGGTCAACGGCCAGGACATCACCAGCCTGAGCGGCACCGCGATGGTCATGAAGGCCACCGAGCTGTTTGGCCCGGTCGGAATTGGCTGGGGCTGGCGGATTGTCGAAGAGCGCTTCGATGAGGGTCATGAGATTTTCACCGGAGAAGGCGACAAGCGTGTCTGCATCGGTCGCGAGATCGGGCATACAGTGAAAATTGCCCTTTGGTTCATGCAGGACGACAAGCGCGGCGAGATAGAGCAGTACGGCTGCACCCGCTATCAGTACAAGACCAGCTACGGCATGACTACCGACGGCGAAGCGCCGAAAAAGTCGCTGACTGATGCCATCAAGAAGGCACTGTCCATGCTCGGCTTCAGCGCAGACGTGTTCCTTGGCCTTTTTGATGACCAGGACTACGTGCAGCAGCTCCAGGCCGAGCAGGCAATCGAGCAGGCAGAGGACCGGGATGCGGAGATCGAACGCCAGAAGCAGGAGCGCCTGGACTACATCAAGTCGGTGGTCGAGACCATGCAGGGCGCTCAGTCGATGCAGGAGCTGAAAAAGCTCCACGATCACGCAGTTCGTCGGCTTGCCGCCCGAAACGACGACACCGCCATCAAGCGCATCGCCAAAGAGCTTCGCGATCTCGCCCCTAAATTCACTCAGGAGTCAGCAGCATGACGCAACTCTACGCACTGACTGGCAAGCTTGCCGAACTCCAGGCCATGGCCGACACCGATGATGAGGGCCTGAAAGAGGCCCTGCAGCACGCCATGGACGAGGTTCAAGGCGACTTCAACGACAAGGCCGACAATATCGTCATGTTGCGCCGGAACATCGAAAGCGACGTGACAGCGATCGACAACGAGATCGAACGCCTGGCCGAACTCAAACGGATCAAATCCAACAGCGTCTCGCAGATCAGTGACTACCTGCGCCGCAACATGGAAGCCGCCAACATCAAGTCGATCAAGCGGCCGCTGTTCACCATCACGCTAGCCATGGGCAGCGAACGGGTGATCGTGGACAACGAAGATGCAGTGCCGGATGAACTGACCACCGTGAAGTCGAGCATTGCTCCGGACAAAAAGGCCATTGCCGCCAAGCTCAAGGAAATCCGCGACCACAACGCCGAAGTGCGCAAGCGACTGGATGCTGGTGAAGACGCGGAACACGAACTTCTACCCGAACCGACCTGGGCTCACTTGGAGCGCGGCGACAGTTCGATCCGCATCAAGTGAGGTCGTCATGATCAGCAACCACCTAAGCCTGGTCGAGGCGCTACGGCCTGTATCGGATGAACTGGCCGCCCAGGTCGCCGAGTTTGTGGCGGCCGGCGGCAAGATCGAAGTAGCCGACCCTATCGGCTACAAGCCAAAGCCCATCACCTACAGCAATCAGATGCCACCGGCGCCGAAACCGTTCGTGCGGCGCCGGGTTCAAGCCGCGCCCCTGCCGGTCGCGCCCCTCGACGTGCGAAACGAAAAGCGCGCAGAGAAGGCTAAAATGGTAAGGGCCATGGCTCCAACTCACACCCAGGCGGAAGTGTCGGGCATCACCGGCATGACACCAAGAACGCTCAGAGACCTCGCAAAGGATTTTGGGTTTACGTTCAAACGATCAGCCCACGGCGGCCACTACGGCGAAAAGTGGAAAGCGGAAACGGTAGTTCGTGATGCCAAGTACGCCGAGCGCATCAGGGCATTCAAGGAACTGGGCATTTCCCGGCGCCGCGTCTGCGGCATGTTGGCGATATCACACGGGACGCTTGATCGCATTCTGGAAGAGCACGATATCGATTACCCAAAGGCACGTCAGGGCAAGGTCGATTCATGCGCCGCATAGCCCGCACCCAGCAACGCAAACGTCAAACCTGGCTCGCACTGCCGGCCAGCGGAATAGAAGAGGTAGGCCATGGCCATGGATCAAAAGACGCGATCTGCAAAGAGCGCGGCGAAACGCAAGGTGCTTGGCGAGGAAGAGTTGCGGCACCGGGTGCGTGCTGGCGACAAGCAGATGCTTGCCGAGCTCATGGCCTGGACTGAAGACACTGAGCAGGCATCGGTGATCGCTGGATGCCTGCGCTATGTGCACTCCCTCGGCCCGGTCGGCGCAAAAGAAGCGCTCCGTTCGCGCCACAAAATCGAAGTTAACGGAAACGTGGCGGCAGAGCTATACGCCATAGGCCAGCGCCAAGCATCACGGCTCGACGCCGAAGAAGCATAACCCACCCTACTCGCTGCATCCGGTAACCGGAGGGCGGCGCTTACCCGGAGTAAACCCATGACCAAGCAAGCACAGCAAGCAGTACTCGCCGCCGAACTCCCCGAGCGCGGCCAACCGCTGGCCGGTGGCGTGTTCATCACCCGCTACTGGCTCAACGGCGTCGAGCGCGCCCTGATCCAGCTGCCTGACGAACTCGTCGGGCCCTGGGGCGAGTACGGCGTAAAGATCAAAGGCGCCGACAGCTACAGCGACGGCGAAGCGAATACCCGCGCCATGGCAGAAGCTGGCAGCGTGATCGCCATCAAGGCTCTTGAGTTGGGCGGGCACATCCCTTCCTGCCTTGAGGGGCAGCTGGTTAAGGCGGCACAGGCGGACGGCCTGGTAACGATGAACGAAGAGCGCTTCCACTGGTTGAGCTCGCAGCGCTCCGCCGACACCGCCTACACCATGGGCTTTGGAGATGGCTGGCTCAGCGGCGACGGCGAGGACCGCGAGCGGCTCGCGCGCCCTGTCCGCAGCCTCCCTATTCAGTAATTCATTCCTTCAATCGTTTTTCGCAGGTGATTCCCGGGAGCGCCAGGACGGCGCTCAGACCAGAAGCTCGTCGGGAAGCGCCGGCTACCTGCACCCTTATTCCGCTCATAGGAGCATCTCATGCGCGCAAATGAACTGACCACGTACACCCGTGGTGATCTGACTATCAGCAGCCCGGACGAAGGGGTGGTGCTGAAGCTGGCAACCCTGGCCATCGCCGCCACACCGGCCATTGCGTTAAGCGGCATCCCCGCCATCGGCGAGTACTGGCCGGGCGAAGGCGGCGTGAACGGTGGACTATTCCCTGGCGGCGACAAGCCCTACTACCTCATCGTGCCGACCGGCGCCGATGCCGAAGCCACCCATGAGTGGGGCGGGTACGGCGATGAACTGAACGGCGCCAACAGCCCATGGGATGGACAGGCAAATACTGCTGACCTGGTCGGCGTCGACACCTCGCACCCGGCAGCCCAGTTCTGCGCCGCTTTCGAGCGCGACGGACACAAAGACTTCTACCTGATGGCGCGCCGGGAGGCGTCCTTCCTTGAAATCACGGTGCCGGAGGTGTTTACCCAGGCGTATCACTGGACCAGTTCGCAGCGCTCCGCCGACTTCGCCTACTACGTGGACTTTGTAGATGGCTGGCTCTTCGACAACGACAAGAGCAACGAGCGGCTCGCGCGCCCTGTCCGCAGAAAGTTTATTTGATCATTCAATTCTTCATTCATGGGTGCGATAGCACCCTCGCTTTTCAGGAGTCCAGGGATGGCGCTGCATACGGATTTGGAAATCCACAAGGTTGCCGAGGAGCTGCTCGGCCTTTCGCTTGACCTGGTGCGCAATATCCCGCGCGACCTGAAACAGGTTGTCGGGGCAAAGATTCGGGACGAGTGCTTGCAGGTCCTGGTGCTGATCGGTCGGGCCAACATGACCCGGGACAAATTGCCCCAGATCAACCTCCTGCTGGAAAGCATCTGGATGCTCAACTACTTGCTGCGCGCCCTCACCAATCGAGGATTGATCAGCAAGGGGCAGCACGCCAGAGCAATGATGATGACGGCCTCAGTTGGCCGCCAGGCAAACGCCTGGAAGAAATCCGCAACCGCGCCCGCTGCTTGAGGGTCAAGGCCCTCTTGCCTGTGCGCCAAATCTGGTCGAGCCGCTGACCTCTGGGTCACCGCCATGCGCACAACAGATACCGCCGGTCTAAAACGTCCGCGTAGGTCTCGCGCAGTTTCCAAGCTGATCGGCACTGCCTTCGGTTTGGCGATGTAGATAGCTCGACAGGTCGCAGCGCTCCGCCAACAACGCCTACAACATGGACTTTGAAGATGGCTGGCTCAACAACAACGACAAGAACAACGAGCGGCTCGCGCGCCCTGTCCGCAGATTTAAGTGTTGCCCCCTTCCAGTTCGAGGATCTCGTCCAGGCTTACTACGACTGCCGACGCAACAAGCGGAACACCGCAAGTGCTCGGCTGTTCGAGAAGGACATGGAGATCAACTTGCTGGAGCTACACGACGACCTGATTGCCGGCACTTACCGGCCAGGCCGTTCCATTTGTTTCGTTGTCACCAGGCCGAAAGCCCGCGAAGTTTGGGCGGCAGCCTTTCGGGACCGCGTCGTCCACCACCTCATGTACAACCATGTGGCCCCGCGCTTCTACGCCAGCTTCATAGCGGACAGTTGCGCATGCATTCCAGGGCGCGGCACGTTGTATGCCGCCACGCGGCTGGAGTCAAAGATCCGCAGCGCCAGCGAGAACTGGTCGAAACCGATCTTCTACCTCAAGTGCGACCTGGCAAACTTTTTCGTTGCAATCGACAAGGAGGTGCTGCGCAAGCAGTTGGAAGCCAGAATCACCGAACCCTGGTGGCTGGCACTGGCCACACAAATCCTCATGCACGACCCGCGTGAAGAATGGACGGGAGCGGTTCGGCGAGCGGTTCGTGATGCCCTATTACGGCTCAGGGTCAGGCCTCACCGGCAGGAGCCTGGATCGCCCGATCGGCACCATCACCACTCTGGACCGATGGGCCGTGGTCGACGGTGATCGGATGCGCATGATTACCGCCGACGAGGCCATGGCCGCGCAATCCTTTCCGAAAGACACGCAGCGACCGGACAACCACCGGCTGACCATGCACATGACTGGAAACGCGGTGCCGCCGTTGGCGGGCCAACGCATCATTCAAGCATTGATGGAGGCAGCATGAAACGTATCTACCTCAGCGGGCCAATGAGCGGCTTGCCTGGCCTGAACTTCCCCGCCTTCCACAGCATGACCGCCAGCCTGCGCGCCGGCGGCCACGGCGTCACCAACCCCGCCGAACTCAACCCCGAGGGCGGCAGCTGGACTGACTGCATGCGCCGCGACATTGTCGCCCTGATGGAGTGCGACACCGTGGCCACCCTGCCTGGCTGGGAGCATTCAAAGGGTGCCCGCCTGGAAGTCCTGATCGCCGAACGACTCGGCATGACGGTTGTGAATGCCCATGATCTGGTATCGAAGGAGATTGCGGGATGACCTTACCGCACTGCACCAAACTCCCCCAGCGCAAGGCCTTGGGCCTCGTCACGCATGACAACACCGGCGGCCCGTTCGTGGTCGAGTGTCAAGGTTGTGGCGAGGTCTACCCCAGCTACCATTGCCTTGGCGGCGAACAGATCGCCGACACCGGCGACCACGAGGACGCGCGCTGCCCCCATTGCGATCAGGTCGACCCGGAAGAATGCGATAACGCGGGCCTAGCCTGGAATACTCAACAGCTGAAGATAAACGCACTTCAGGAGCGCCTGACCGCAGCGGATGAGCGAATTGATGAGTTGACTAAGCCACAGGGCGAGCAGATGGCATGCATGCCGGTTGAGCGCTGCTACGACGTGCGGGCGAAGATGATCATCGCCTTCAACGAGGCCAAGAAGACAGGCGGCGACCTGGATGATGCACTTGATGCTGCATACAAGTCTGCCTTGCGCTATTCGCCCAACCCTCTAGGTCCCGAGCATCCCGATCGGTCACCAGAGGACTATGCCATCGAGCACGCCGAGTACATGGCCAAGTCAGCCGACGACGTGCTGGCGAAGTTCCAGTCATACGGACTGGCTCTGCTGGCCGTTGATGAGGGCGGCGACGATGGTGAAGGTGAACTGCTCGAGAATATCGACTCCACTCGCAGCGACCTGCAGGAAGCCCTCGTAGATCTGCGCGGCATGGTTTACGAGTTCCGCAAGCGTGCCGCCAAATCCCGATAGGAGTACATCCGTACTCTTTCGCAAAACCTGTAACCCCTCCCCCTTCAAAGTCAGCCGCTATAGCGGCAAGGACGAAGTCATGCCTGAAGAAACTGTTTTGATCCAGCCGCTACCAGTTGAGCGTGACGCACACGGCTATTGGACACACCCCGCCTGGCCATCAACCGAAGACGAGCTTATCCCATACGCTTGGTTTGACTCGCGCGGCCTGGAAGTGCGCGAACTGGCTTTCGAATACGACGCGTCAGAAGAGGTCCAGGCGTCTTGGCTTGCTGAAGGTATCGCCGACTGTGCAGCCTGGAACCCCTCCAATCCTCCTGGCGAAGGCTGGTTCATCTTCTCGATTCACGATACCGACGACGGCCCCATGTGCGTTTGGGTGCGCAAGCGGGTGACGCCATGACCCTACGCCAGCGCATCACCACATACATGAGCGGCGTGGGCGGCTCCCGGGATAACTGGTTCTGCACCTGGTGGTTCCGCTTCCACATCGAGCCGTTCACCACCAAGCAGGTCCGCCGCGAACTGGAGTTGATGAAGCGCGATGGCCTGGTCGAGTCGGATCACAGCCAGAGCAACAACACCAAGTGGCGTCTGACCAAATACAAACCTGACGGGGTGACGCCATGATCGCCACCCTCTGGTTCGCCTACGTCTTCATCTACAAGGGGCCGAGGCCATGAATGCGCAAGTCCTCGACCCCTGCAGCGCCAGCCGGATGATGTGGTTCGACAAGGGCGATCAGCGTGCCCTGTTCGGCGACATCCGCGATGAGGAGCATGTTCTGTGTGATGGCCGGGTGCTGAAGGTCGAGCCGGACGTAATCATGGACTTTCGGCAACTGCCCTTCCCCGATGCCAGCTTCAACATGGTGGTGTTCGATCCGCCGCACCTGGTGCGCGCCGGCCGTGAAAGCTGGCTTCGGCTGAAGTACGGAATCCTCACCGACGACTGGCGCGACGATCTCCGCAAAGGGTTCACCGAGTGCTTCAGGGTGCTAAGGCCCGGCCAGTTCCTGATCTTCAAATGGAACGAGACCCAGGTCCGGGTCAGCGAGATTCTTGCCCTGACCGATGAGTTGCCGCTGTTTGGCCACAAGTCAGGTAAACGCGAGAAAACGCACTGGATCACGTTTATGAAGGGCTCGTAACCATGACGGACCACGAACTGTTACGACTTTCAGCAAAGGCCATGGGCTTCGAGCTGGAGTATCGGCGCGGAAGCGATGCCTTCTACTACGACGATCCGGAATCCGGGCGGGAGCAATGGCACCCACTCAGTGACGATGTCCAGGCCATGCGCCTGGCGGTGACGCTCCAGCTCAGCATCCTCTGGTTCACCAATCTGCAATACGTGATGGTCGAGCGGCGCGGCTTCGGCGAGAACATCGGCTGGACCGACGACGCGGATCGAGGTGGCGCCCTACGCCAGGCGATCACCGTCGTAGCAGCACAAATCGGCACAACGCTTCCCTAACCCCAATCCCCCTACATGCCTGCCGGTGAGCGGCGGGCGAGGTATTCCTATGTCAGCAGTTCAGCGTTTCCACGAAGCAGCCAACGACGCCCTGGTCAAACTCAGCGGCTACTTCCCGCCCGGCGCCAAGCTTGCCCTGGTCATTGTCACCCCGGGCGAGCCAGAGCGAGACATCATTCTGGAAGATCAGGGCCTGGATCGAAACGATGTGGTAAGCGCCCTGCGCCGGCGCGGCCTGAGTATCGACGGCGACAACGACTACAAGCTCGACCTGTGTGACGCGATTGTCGGGGCCCTGGCCATGGGTGCCCAAAACACAAACCCGCCGCCGCCGGATCACTGGGGTCAGCGGTTCTGGGATATCGGTCGCGAGGAACGCGCCAGCAGCGAGCAACTTCTGAAAGCACTGACAGCGCTCACCCAGGTGGCAGGCGAATGCGAGCAGATCGCCAGCAACTACAGCGGCCCCATCGACGGAATCTTCGAGCACGGCGGCGACGACCACGAAGACCCGAGCTGCGCGATCTTCCACCGCCTGTACTACGCCATGTTCGACGCGCGGGCCGCAATCAAGAAAGCAACCAACTAACCCACCTTCTGCCGCCCAGCGCGGCAAGGACACCACAAACCAATCATTCCACCCGGCGACGGCGTGGCGAGGTATTCCTATGGCTACTGCAGAAAATATTGATCGCTTCCTGCGCCTCGACGAGGTGCTGCACACTACCGGCCTGGGCCGAAACACAGTTTATCGGCGGATCAGGGAGGGCACATTCCCAAAACAGGTTAGAATAGGCCCCAACTCGGTCGCCTGGCGCCAGTCAGTCATTGCTGAATGGATGGCTGCAACAACCCCCAGCAACGACCAATCAGTACATTGATCAGTACACCAAAATCTGACAATCGCACAGAACCCTTTAAAACCCTGCCCTACAGGTTATACCGTGGAAATCTTCAAGGA